TACTGGCGGTTGGGGGTGTCACGGGGATCAAGAAATTGTAACGCTGGAGCCACCTGTCGGTGTCAAGTCAGCATTCTGCTTCAAGTAGCAAGTCTGCACTGCTGCGGGAACAGTGTCAGTGTTCGTCCCGTTGACTTTGTAGACAACAGACTTGAACTCTGCACCCGCCTGATTTTCAGCGTAAGAAATTTCTTCGCTGTCAATCTCACAAGCAAAGTTACCACCTGACACAGCGGCAGCAACAGCAAACGTTTTGATGGTTGTATCGGTACCAGTTCCGTCTGCTGCAGTGTTACCTGTGATGGTAACAGTGCATACGCCAGTCAGCGTTGCCCCTTTGGCAACAAAGATAGACTTGTCAATTTTGCCTGACAAGACAAGCACGTTGTTTGTACTGCCGTCACAAGTGATTGTCCCCAGAGGGGAGATTTCACTCTTAGACGACAGATGCGTGAATTTCAACATAGCCATATCGTAAACTCCATTTCTGGATGAAAGCATGAGTTAGAGGGGAGGGCTGGAGAGCGGCCAGACCCTCCCCTCACAACAACGGGGACGCAAATCAGGTTGCGGCAGTCTTACTCAACACAACGAACGGTGATTTGGTAAGTCCGTTCTTCGGTGTCAGAACGCTAGTCCATGCTGGCCGAGCGTCATCCTGACTGGTGAACAGAAAGACTTCTTCTCGTTCGAGGAAGCGGACATGGATACTTCGGTCCATTGTTTCACCGCCACGTTCGCCGAAGTACATCTGAGTCGGGTTGACGCAACTGATGAAATTGTCTCCCCAATCCGAAATGTTAGCTCCGGTCCCACTGCTGATGCCGTTGATGTACTCAGTGTAAATCACTGGGCGACCAAGCAGCGTGTCAGGCATTCCTGCCCCTGTTCCCGGACTGAAGACCTTGACCAAACCGGCGTTGTTTGGCGATTCAATCACCAGAGTAAACAGCAGCGGGTACAGGTCTTGGTTGACCAACCAAACACAGTCGTTGTAACCCCATACCCGAGATCGCATCTCGATGATGTTTTCCCCGGTAAGGACATCTGTTGCTGCCTGTCCAACCTTACGGAGAACGGTCAGTAAGGAATCGTTACCTGAGTTGAGCATCCCAAGAGGACGACCTACTCCGTTACCGTTAATGAGTTCGTCAATGCGGTAACTGCGGGATTCTTGCCGCAAGCCTTGATCAATGATCGCAGCAATAGAAATCGGAGAGTCGCGTAACAGTTGATTAGTAACTGCCGCTGCACCGAAGATCTCGTGAGCCTTCAAACTGATCAATTCCATTCTGTTTTTGGACAGATCAGGTGTTGCCGTTTCTTTCGCACGGTAAACACGGAATCCGCCAGTCACAGATGTACTGTGGTCTTTGTCAACGCGAGCAGGAATGTCTACGGTCGGAGCGGACATCGGAATGCGGGTCATCAGACTTGTCAACTGATCCGCTTCTGGATCAAGTTGAATCACTGAAGAAATGAACCCGCGAGGGATCATAATCCCCTGTGCTTCCCAGTCGGCACGGGTGAACTCGTCGGAACCAACAGCGTTGGCAACCGACTTCTTTAGCCGTGCATCAAACTGATTTCCGTTGCTTCTGTACAGGTTGACGACAGAGTTCAAAAATTCTCGCTGATCGCGGAACCCGTACTTATCGTTGTCGTCTTCCCATGCAGGACGTACAGAAATACTTTGACCGGGATCAAAGTTCAATCCACGGCTTACATTTGCCAGTCGGTTCTGGGCAAGCAATGCGTCTCGGCGTTCCTTGATACCAGCCGCACTGCTTGCGATTTTATTGCAAACAGCTTCCAGTCGGTCAACTGCTTCGCCGTAAGCGGTTGTTTCCTCAGGACTCAGTTTGTCGCCTTTGAGGTCAAGAGCCTCTGTAACACCAATTAGGCGGGTTCTTTCGTCCTGAAGTTCGTTTGCTCCCATGTTCAAAACATCGCTGTGCTTTGTAGGGGTGTCGTTCAGTACACGGCCAAATACAGCCGCTGAGTATGCGAAAAAGGCAGATGCCATTTTGTTAATCCTCCAATGAATGAAATGGTTTTCATCTGCCGATATGCGTTGCTTTAAGCAGACTGAGAGTTAAGTTAAACGATTGAGTTTATTTCGTCAAAGAGTTTTTACGAATATTCAACATTCGTCTACGCAGAGATTGGATGTCTACTTCAGGCAGTTTCGCCTTATTTAAGGCTGCTTGGGGCACTTGTAGACAGTTCAACATCGCTGTCTCAGGTTGCGTATTTCGGACGCTGTGAAAAAGTCCCGCATCAACAGCCTCAGTCGATGAAAGATACGTTTCTTTTTGCATCATGTTTCGTACATCTTCTTCCTCCATTTCAGTTCTGGAGGTGAAGATATCAACGATGCTGTCTCTGTGGGCTTTCCACCTGTTAAGTACGTTCTGTGCCGCTTCTTCAGAGTCAATCAGTTCGTACATATAAGGGTTGTGCATCATGAACAACGCACCGTTACAGATCTGCCTGTCACTGCCCGCAAGTGCTAACCATCCAGCAGAACTGAATGCGTAGCCGTCTACAATAGTGGTGACTTTGCCCGGATGCTCCAGCAAGCGGTTGAACATGGTCAGAGCGGAACTTACTTCACCGCCACTGCTGTTGATGCGAACCGTCAGGTCACCATTTCCCGCTTCCTTCATGAAATCCATAACGTCAGTGGGTGTAACTGCAGTGTCTCCTTCCCACTCTTTTGACGGCATGATTACGTCATAGATGAGAAGTTCACCTGCGTCGTTGAAAGTTGCTTCTGTCTCCAGCACTCCGCTGTGGTGGTGTTTACGGTTTAGCACTAATCGCATCAGTCAGTTCCTCTGGTAGTTTCTGGTCGGAAAGCCAGTTAGTAATCAATAAGGGAATATTTTTGCCTTCGACAATCCCTTCCCATCTGCTGAGTTGTTCATTCAGCATTTCGGAGAACCTGCCACCATCGGCGTATAGTTCAGTTACTGCGTTGTCGTAGTCATTAGGGCGTGTTTCGCGTTTACGGTCCAATACACGTTTTTCGTATTCGTACAGCCCCTTGACTACGTTGCAGAATGCTTTGTATGCCACATTGTTTGCTGCCCTCAATCTTTTGTCGATGTTTTCTTGCGAGGGTGATTCGTCTAAGTCTTCCTGTTTGATAGTGTTTGGAGACTCTTCAGGTTCAACTACTTGATCGGGCGTATCTACTTGCTCAGCTTTTTCAACGGCTTCGTTCTGTTTACGCTGACTTTCTTTTTGTAGGTCCAGCATTTCCAGATTTGAACTCGCAGTTTGATTAGCCAAGTTTGCTTGTTCTTGAAGGTGCAGCGAATGTTCGACAGTCATAATGTTGACAGGAACGTATCGAGGGTCTGCTGCTGGGTCGTTCGGGTCTATATGCCCTCCAAGAAGGCTCATAATTTTGCTACGGTTTAAGGCACCGATCTCAAACAAATTCCTCAGTGCAGACGTAAACTTGTCCAGAGAATGCCGGTGCAGGTACAACTTCTCAAACTGGAATGAGTAGTTTGTTTGCGACCCCAAGGGCAGTAACTCGTTTCGATACTGCACTCCGATACGGTCAAGAAAAGGGCCAATTCCTGAGCCAATAAACAAAGACATCGCTTCGGCTATGTCTGTCTTGCCTGCTTCAGTTCCCATGTAACTGTGGAGCAATATGGGAGGGATGTTGAACGCACGAGATACGTCTTCGACGCTGAATGCTCGTGTCTCAATAAACTGCAGGTGCTGAAACGGAATTCCCATGTGGACAGGCTTCAACCCCTGTTCAAGAATCCTCGCCTTGAAGATGTTTTCTAAAGGTGCATTTGGATCTTCTTCAAAAGTCGCTTCAAGCCGTTTAAGCACTTCTGGTGATAGCCTATTCTCAGTTGTCAAGAACATCTGAGTGGCTATTCCACGCGAGTAAAACCTGTAACCGAATTCTTCAGAGGCTTGGTACATGCCTACTGACAATCCGCTGTTCTCCAAAAACCCGAAAGCCCTGTGGTGCTCTTGGTCCAGAATGCTCCCCTTGAAATGAGCAATATCTGAACGAGAAACGAATATGGCTTCGTCATTCCTGTCTCGATAGCGAAGACCGCTATCAATACGGTAAACCAATTCGCCCTTTGTTGCGGTTCTACCAGACGCCAGAACTTCGTTCCCCATAGCACGGCGAATGTTTTCCCGAGGAATTCTGCTGGGGTGTATGTAGTGGAGCCTTGACGTTCTTCCTTGGCCGTCTTTCTCTCGAAGAAAGTAAGCATTTCCGTGCATCAGCACATCGTACACTATTGTCAGTAGTGCATCATCAGATGATAGATCGTCATTGAAGTAATGACCAAATAGACGGCTTGCAGGGCTGTCTGTAGTCTTTACGATCTTCAGGTTCTCTCCTGTGTTGGCGTCCAGTGCGTACATACGCCTCGGGCAAGTCGCTGCCATGCTGGTATAGATCTGGATTGCACAGCGTATAGCAGTCAACTGCAAGGAAGACTCAGCAGATCTGGTTGCTGACTTTTCGCTGTTCAAAACACCAAGCAGTCTTTCCCACGACATCGCACCGCTGTTGAAAACGGAACTAATCAACTCACGGGCAAACGATAGTTTGGCATTAGTTGCTTTTTCGCGTCTTGCCAGTCTAAACATTTGCGATCCCTCTGATTTCCGTAATAGTTTCATTCTCTGGGTGTAACCAAGAACCGATTGCTATGAGAGTCGCAACTACGCCGTCAATTTTGTTTGTTGAGTTATACTTGTCAGGACGCATTTTACCGTCCCGATCTTGTACAACCATAACGTTTCCTACCATCCATTCGAGGAATGGATTTCCTCCGTGTGCTATTTGCTTGTCAACGCACATCGCTTCTAAACGACGACAAGGTTCATTCATCCCTAGGAAGTTTTGAGGGTATGCTCGTGCAGCGTACCCGTACTCTTTCAACGTCTTGTAAATGTGTAATGACCCAAATCGGTCAAAGCATACTTCTCTGCATCCTCTGAAGTGAGCAAGTAGCCCTGTGTAAGCATTGTCTCTCGTGCCAACTAAACAGTCAATGATTTGTTGCTCGTCCACTGTGTCGTTTGGTGATGTCGAATTGAGCAGCCCAGACTCGTACCAAAGGTCGTAAGGGATGCCTTGTTCTTTGGCCCTTCGATGAATTGATTCGGCAGGGCACCAACTCCACTGAAGTATGATTCCGTACTTAGGAAACCAAAGATTGAAGGAAGCAATGTCTTCTACTCTTGAGTTATCAAACCCGCCGTAACACTCTTCATCCCTTAAAGACTCAACGTGGTTAATGAACCAAGAATAGTACAGTTGTTGGTTTGCTATCTTGACAGTAATTGCAGTTGACTCACCAAACCTTGAGTCAGATGCGATGTTGTGCCAATTTTTGTGTTCGGTCATCCACTCCATAATATCTGACGTTGACATCAATTTTACTTCTTCTTCGTTTGGATTTCCATTTGCCCAAACATGAAGAGGTATCCAAGCGGTCTCTGTCTTTGTCCGTATGTCTAAATGCAGACGTAAAAATCTATTCAGTTCTGTCGGGTTGTTCTTTACCGACGCTACTATGTCTGAAAAGTACTCTTCAGTAATTGACATTCCATAGTTTGGATTGGCTTTTCTCCAGACTGCCGGACTTTCAAAGTCGTCAGTGATATCCGCTTCATAGACTACCGGCAGGAACGAAGGTTGCCATTGAGTTCCTTTTGCAATGTCTTTTGCCTTCTTGTGGAGGTCATTACAGATTGAAGGTCTGTCGTAGTCTGCTGTAGTCGTGTAAACGATTAGCGGCTCTCTACGGGCAGCGGTGCCCGTCTTCATAACGTCGATTAACTCGCTGTTGTGATGAGCGTGAACTTCGTCAACATAAACAAAGTTTGGTGATAACCCGTGCTTGGTGTCCGCTACAGAAGACAGCGTTTTGAACATATTACCATTAACGTGCTCAAAACTTTTCTGGGAACGAAACACTCTGCCGTCTCTTAACTTAGCCAGTAACCGGGGATTGTTCTCCAGCATGAACTGACAATGTCGAAAGTTGACTAGTGCTTGATCAGTGTCTGCTGCACAGCAAAAACTCTGTGACCGTTGCTCTTTCTGGGTGAAGAACATGATCAAAGTTATGACCGCCCCAAAGGCTGTAGTCTTACCGTTCTTTCTCGGGACATAGATAAAGCATTCCCTGTACCTTCTCAGATTTGTTTTCTCTGACTTCCAACAAAACAAGTTGGCGTAGATACATGACTGCCACACTTCAGGGATGAAAGGTTTTCCAGTCAATGTTCCTTCTGGGTAAGTACACTCGTTCAATATGAACGCAATGATCTTGTTCCACTCGTCGAGGTCAAAGTAATACCCCTCTGCTTGCTCGAACGGGTTGTAGTTCGGTATTCCCTGAAGAAATTGAACTGTATTGGTCTCAGTGTCCTCGTCAAACTGGAAACCTAACAGTTGCCCATTCTTGTAAAAAGTCTTCGGTATCCGTATCCGCTTTTTACGTGTTGAAGACCTGATGAATGAAGTTAAGGGTTTTGTTTTTAACTGTATCGTCATGGGGGTATCGCTCTGTTTAACTTGTCAGCATCTCCGGTACTTCGATGCTTCCCGGTCCCAGTATGAACTCATTTGAGGTCGCCATAGTGACATGGTACTCAATCCGGTAGGTTCCTGCATCTGTCAAGACGGTGTGATCCAAGTCGTGTCGAAAGTTGTACCCTGTAGAATCAACTTTCCATCTTCCGTCAACTTGAAGTGTATCAAACACAACAGCACCTACGGTGAGCGATCCTGAAGCAACTTCAACGTTGCTGCTATTCCAAATCTTAAAAGAAATAGACGCAACAACTGCCTGTGTCCATAACTCTCCCGCAACGGAGACTCTGGACATAATGGCAAAAGAACTGTCTTCATTCACTTTTCCGTAGAATGCCGCTGTCATTTTACACTCCAGACAGTGTTTGCATTTTCACTTACACCAAAGACAGTTCCGCCGTCTATGTTGACTTCAAAAACTGCTTCTGCGTGACTCCGCACTTCCCACGCTTCAACTACAGGGGGAGTTGTAATAGCGATTAGGTCAACTTTTACGCCACGAAACATTCTCGGAGCACGCATACGCACCGAGTTTAGCCGGGTTCTTCTAAGAAACGTTCCTGTAGCCATCAGACCTTGCTCAACGTTGTTGTGCCTCTATTGCCAGACTCAGTCATGCCGCTGCCAGTAACGGTATAAGTAACCCCTTCAAGTATCAACTCAAATGACTCTGCAGCAGTCTGAGCGTTAGAAATGTTTCCAACAGCCGCTGTTAAGAGCCAAGCAACTAAATCGTAGGTACTGAACAACTTGGAGTCTGTTGCCAGTCCGAATTGCATTTCAGCCACAAACGTTGCGTCTGTCGCTTCGCTCGTCAGCACATCCGGCTGGAATTCGTGGATATCGGCTGCGACATGGTTGCTGCCTGTAATCTGCACAGTTCGTTGGTTGCTGTTCGCCGCCAGAACCACGCTGTCCAGATACCCCGCTCGTGTTGCCGTCCACGCACTTGCCAGTGCTGCGTTGTTTGTTCCTCGCATGTCGGTATTCGTGGTGGTCGTATCCACCAGCGTGACACGTGACACGTGCCCGCTGCCGTTGATGCCGAGTGATGCGAAATTCGTCGGGAACGTCACACCAGAAATACTGCCAACCGACCCGACCACGTTGCCGCCCACGTTACCTGTGACGCTGCCGACCGCACCCGTTACTGATCCCACAGCCCCGCTCACACTCGCGACCTGCTGCGTCGTGCTGATCGTCGTGCCGCTGAGATTGACCGTGCTTGTTGCTGCTGTGACCTTGCCCCAGTCTACGCCGCTGTAACCTGCTGTTGCACTCGCTGACGTTGCCACCGTCACCTGTGCTGTCGTGCTAGCTGACTTGTAGACCGCCACTAGAAACGACTCTGCGTCTGTTTCGGCCTGCGTCGGCGTGTACGTCCACACGCCGCTCGTAGTGTCACAGGCCAGCGTACCAGCAGCCGCACCCCATGCACCGCTGCCCGTCTTGACTCTGGCACTCGCTCCGGTCGTTTGGATGGTGCCGTCAGCCAGCAGGTAGACCGCACCGACTGCAATCACTGGCGGGCTTGCTGCGTTTCTCGGGTAACTCATAACATCCCGCCTCCAATCACCTGACCACGATTCAAAAACAGATATGACTTGACCGCAGCCGCCTGCGCACTGAACACTCGCCGCTGTGCTCGCTGCTGCATCCACGGCACAGACGGCCCTTGCCGCCAC